GTACTTGGCTTTTGCCAGGATTATTTTCTGTTCATCAGCTCCGCCCTCTTGAAGTAGTTTTATTTTCTGCCTCTGGGCGCGCATGCCACGTTCCATCTTTCTCTGCTGCTGAAGGGCTTCATAGGTGGTGCACTGCTTTCCGTTGTACTCTTTGGGGGTGTTCTCAGCATCAAGCATTTTCCGGAGCTGTTCATCTGTATACGTCCGCACAGATCCAGGAGGGAATGGTTTATAATCGTGATAGCAATTAATGCCTTTCAGACCTGTTACCTCACCAAGTCCGCACACAGAAACAAGTTCCTGTCGAGTCCATACCTTACCCTGCCATGGCTGATGCGTAGGTCTGGCTCCAACATGATAACTGACTTCAAATGTATCTGTTCCCAGCTGCTCCGCTACCTGTTCCATAATCTGACTTTGCACCTGCCGGAAACCTGTGAGGATTGCTCTCCTGGCTGCCACGTCAATTCTATCCCGATGTCCAGAATCATATTCTATGTACCGAAGCCCAGAGGCCGTCATCTGATTCACAGTCCGTTTGAGCACTGTATTGTAATCAAATGCCCCTGACTTAATATCGATAACAGCCTGGTCCATGGTAGATCTGTAATAATCCATCAAGGGCGAAGACTGGATCTTGCCAGTTGCCGGATTACGGATGGCAAATCCCATGGAACTGGTCAGATTCTTATATTCTCCCTGGAGCTGTTTCTTGGTTGCCTTGATCAACTGCTGAAGCACAAAATTTTCTTCAAGCGGAATCTGCTGCATTCTGGCAAGTTTAAAGAAATGCTCCTGCTCGTAATACTGTTTGTACACCTCATCAGAAAATATCCTGTCCATCTCTGCATCCGTTGCCTGTAATGCGCTCTGGATCCATCCACGGATATCTTCCTCTGCCATTCCCAACTGCTGTAGCCTGCTGATCTGCCAGTCTACAGAAGCACTCGCAAAACCATTTTCTTTGATCCTTCGGACAATATCTGTCATGATCCGGACTTCCAGTTCTGAGAAAATGTTGCTGACTTTTACTGTGAGTTTTTCAATCTCTCCCTGTGTCATTCAATCACCGTCTCTTCTGGCTGCTGAACATTCTTTTTCGCCTGCTCTTCTGTCTCTGCATAATACTTAGAACGGTACTCCCAGAGCGGCATAGCTCCCATGGCTACATCCTGACGATCCGACTGCCGTTCTGCTTCCTTGTCCTCAATAATGGAATCGTCAAAATCAATTGTTACCTCAGCTTCTGGATTTAGCTGATTTCCCAGGACAATTCCCAATCTGATAATGATCTTCACCAGTTCCTTCAGAACGTCTTCCAGAATAACCTCATGCTTTTTGATCATTCGGTACATATCAGAGTTTTCTGAAATGACTTCTGTAGCAGTCTTCACACCGGAGCAGTCAAACTTGTATCTCTCAGTTCCGAAACCACATTTCAAAGAAAGATAATTCAGATCATCATTGATGGCCTTGGAATGCTCGTCTGCCCTGAGATCCATATTGATTTCTTTTATCAGCCCTTCTTTGTCCTTATCATAATTATCCGGGAGCTGATAGAACACAGCGTCTTCCGGGTCAAAAGCCAGGCTGCCATCAACATTCTTGACCATCTCAGGTGCAACAAATATCCTCTTGCGCCCCAGATCAAACTCATTGGTATAGGAATCATACTCAATGTCCAGCTTTTTCAGTACATCAATGGCATTTGCATAAATTGCAATGCCCATGGGATTGCTCTCGTCCTCGTCTGCGTTGTTCACAATATTCAGACGGTCAATCACGTACTGTGGCTCAGGTGAACCGGTTTCAATCCTTGCAGGAAGATAACGAAACGGAGACAGCAGCTTCCATTCCTCTTCCTTCAGTTCTTTGCCTTCCTGGCTGCCCTGCTGGCATTCCAGTACACAGTTTTCAATTACATACTGCATTCCATTCTCAGTCTCTTCCAGTCTGTGGATCTGAACCTGCACATATTTTTTCCTGGCTACCGTCTTCTGGCATGTAAATGCACACTCTGTCACTTTCCCGTTGCTCCAGCTGATCGGGAAGATATTGGCTGCACTCACATAGTCAATCCCAATCTTTCCAGTTCCAGGCAGGATTCTGCCTTCTCCATCTGCTTCTGCATCATACAGATAGGGAATATATGCTACTGTTCCGGAATATGCTTTTCGTTCCTGGTAATCGTTTCCCAGTACCAGGAAATGATTCTGCTGTAGGATTTTCTCCACGAATGCTCCCGTAGACTCATCTGAGAGAGTGATCCGCACGCGCTCATTCAGCAGCAGATCCGCGATATCCTCAGAAAGTTTTTTTGCCATTCCAAGGCTTTTTCTCTGCTTTCTGGAATAAGTTCCCTGTCCGGAATAAACCCGGTAAAAGGTAAAGTTTCGTACCTTTCCTTTGTACCAGCTTTCCCACACAGCAATCATCCTGTAGAAAGACTTATCCACGGTATCAATTCCTTTTTTCTGGAAATAACTAAATATATCCATCCTCTTCAACCTCCTTTCTCGCAATATCCACGATATATTCTTTGTCATCTATTATTTCGGTCGGAAGCCACTGCTTTATATACCGCCACGCCATCATTACTGCATAACGTAACGCATCAACTCCGTGATCATTTTCCTTAATCGGCACCTCTTTGCCTTTTTCAATGGACTTCTTGTCATACTCATAAGTTCCAAGCTCTCTGATCAGATTCTCCTGTTTCGGTGAAATGCTCAAAATATCAAAGACAAAAGCTTTCTGCACACGGCTGATACCAAGAGCTACGTCGTTGTCTGCGTCTCTGATCAGAACGCTGTAATCCAAGCCAGATCTGGTTGCTCTTCTGATTTCCTCCTGGAGACCTTTTGCAGATGGATCCAGGCATACATAAAAGGCTTTGATCCCATATTCCTCATGCAAATCATTCATAAACTCAACCAGATCCTGTGCATACTCTGAAGGGCTTCGCTGTGTTCCGGAATCGCGTCCGCTGTGATAATACTCTCCAAGGCCAGGAAACTTCTGTCTGTACGTATCAAGCCCGAACGCCTGATAAGTGGTGGCATTTTGCTGTCCGTAGTCACCACCGATAAATGCCCGATCATAACTTCTGCCAGGCTCTGGCTTTTTCCTGTTCCGATCAGAAAACATGTAATAGATCAGCTCATCTACTCCGACTGGTTCGCCAAGCCATGTCCAGCGGTACATCTTCGGATCCACTGCTTTCATAGCTTCAGCAGAATCGATCAGATCCTGTCCGAGCCAGGCAACAGGAACGTCCCTGTAATCGGTATGTATGTGAATGCAGTCTGATCGCTGTTCCATCTTCTTACACCAGAGGTTCACAGGAGCATTCGGATTCTTTGGTGGGTTGTACAAATAGATCATCTGGAAACCTGCTTTATTTCCACGGACGAATGTTGCTTCTATGTTGGCAAGCTCGTCCTCGCCTTCTCCATCATCAAAAAACTCTGTCAACTCATCCAGGACAACCAGCTTAATAGGCTTATCCTCATCAATGATACCTTTTGTGTCGTCAATGCCATCAGATCCGGAAAAGTAGATTGTGGTGTTATATTTTTTGTATGTGATCTCCATAGGACTTTTAGTAATATAAAACCGGTTCTTTGGAATCTGAAGCCGGTTGATACCTCGGAGCATTTCCTTGTAGACTGTCTTCCGAAGCTTGTTATGATGCTTGCGAAGAACCACCGCTGATCCATGTGGATCCGCTACAATCTGATAGTCTGTCCGGATGGCTGCAAAACTGGATTTCGTACCGGCACGACCAGAAGTTAAGATGATGTGCTTATATGCTTTGTTATTGAACACCGGAAGATACTTCGGTATTACGATCTCCGATATTCTGACCTGCTTTCTCGTCCGCATCGTTTATAATCTCAACTCCATCCTCATCTCCATCTGTCGGATCAACAGATAACCGCTCTGTCTGTGCTTTCATCTGAGCGATCCGTACACGCTGCTCTTCAGAAGCTGCCTCCCAGTTTTTGTGAAGCATTTCATCATACTGCTTGATCATGCTGCGGAGTTCTCCCTGGGCTCTGGCCTGAGCCTTCAAGAAGTTGCTCTGCTTATCCCAGGCCTGCTGTACTTCCCATTTCTCGCCAATGACATTGCCCTCTTTTTCTTCGATTTTCTCAATAGTTTTATCCTGCTGGTCTTTTACATAGGCGATCCGCTGTGCCCGGATGATTGCAGCATAGGCAAGCTGTATCTGATGCCACAAAAGATCCAGAGGATCAGCCTGGTCAATCGCAGAAAAAATCTCCCTGGTTTCCTCAGGGAGATACTTGGAGAAGAATCCATACTTCTCAGCTTTCTTATTCCCAGGCGGTCCGCCAGAACTATTCTTATTTCCTGGCTGAGCGCCTCTTTTTCTTTTAGGCGAACGTTCGCTTTTCTTATCCGAGCGTTCGTTTTCCCACTTATGAGTACACTTCCATCTCCGGACAGTGCCCTCCGGCAGATTCAGTTGACTTGCAATCTCAACCAACCTCTGCCCTTGCAAGTACATTTCTTTCGCCTGCTCTATTCTCTTGTCCGGCGCTCTGGCCATGTCTCATCACCTCTGTTTCGTTGGTTTTGGGTACAACAAAAGCAGCCCCGGGGAGCTGCCTGTGTTGTGTTATTATTTTAATGACTCAAACTTTAAAAACTCGTGTGAATCTACTATCATTCCAATCGTTACATTTTATGCCTGCACTTTTACTCATTGTCCTTAACAAAGTAATTAGCAAATCATCAGTTATTTTTGTATTTCCACCATTTATAGCCAACCATAAATTGTCAAGAGCTTTCATAACCTCTGGGTCATCATGAAAAACTATAATAACTCTGTTTAAAGCCCTTGTAAGTCCTTGACAATTAATATCTAATGCATTTAATGTAGAGCCCGTCATTTGATACTTATAGCCAAATATATCATCTACAAGCTGTTGTTTTCGTCTCTTTTTCTCTGCTTTTGCATTTATAACAAGAGTTATGATAGTCGCCAATACCCCTGAAATAATCGCTCCAACCAATGTTATTGCAATTTGTTCTTTTGACATAAAAAAGTCCTCCCACATACATTTTCTTTCATCATACTACAAAACGCCCCGTATTTCTACAGGACGTTTGCAAAAATGTATGTGGTTTGGATAGCTTCTCTTGAAGCTAATCGAAACACCAGGACTCGAACCTGCGGCTCGGCTTAACGGCTCATGCTCCCTCCCGATC